TTTCTGCATTCTACGAGCATACATTCAAAACATCCACCAGGGGCCTTTTTACAGGTTAGTGGCAACGTCGCGCTGACGCCAATTTATTTTCCTGGTGCATGCTAGACCAGTGTAGAAACTTTCGTACTTCTACAGACGGAACGGCCTACTCACAGTAAGTTGTAATTAAACTTCCACTGATACCGAACGTGTGCTCACAAGTCCCCCCTATAGCCAACGGTTAAATCAGCCAGGAGTTTCTAAATGAAACACTTGAAGCGCGATTTGAGATCTTCGCTGATACAATCCCCAGGGGAACACTACACTACAGAACAAGTCCGTCTATGGCAGCATCCGCTGAGTTCCGCAACGTGCGGCATCGAGGTCGAGATTACTCTTCACAACCCATCAGAGGCTTTGTTCGGCGCAGGTTAACTTGCTTTCGCTCGTCAAACGGCAACCATCCGGCAATTTTGCTCCGGATCTTACATGCAAAGATTTCTCTTCATGCGGTTCGGTACTCGGACATAGTCTTTTCCTTGGGAGTCACTCCCCATAGTAGTCGAGATTACGCTTCACAACTAATCAGCGGCTTTGTGTAGAAACACGAGGTCCGAAGGCCTGGGATTTCCGTCCAGCAAATTGCTCTGGAAACTGTAGTTTTACCTCATTGCGGAGGCGCCCCCCAACTTCGGAAAGTCGGGCAGCTATACCACCAGAGCAAAATCCCTGCGGATCGAACCCAAGTGGCCGGTCTCATTACAAGACCGTTAGTTTAACGTCATCACGGACGTGCCCCCCAGAACGCTGTCAAACATTCTAGGGTGCCACCACTTTCGTGGTGTATGGACAGCTCTGCCGAGCCGTCGCTTTTGGGATGCTGTAGTCGAAAGTAGATAAATACTCTCTGTCACAGGTCTCCCATGAAAGAGCAAGCTCCTCCATCCCCGCCTTGTTAAGGGCCGAATTAATACTCTTTTTATAAGTATTAAACACGTCTACACCATGGTGGTAAGCAAATTGGAGAGCATTTCTGCAGTTCTCCCACGTACTTTCCTGGGGGGTCCTGTATTTCGAGCTTTTCACCCAGTTGCACTCACTTTCGATTGTGGCTGGGTCAATTGGCGCAAGGTATACAGGGTACCTTGGGTGTTTCTTAAACCCTCGTTTAAGAAACGTTAAGTCGGTAAGTTTCTCACACTTATCCGACTCCTGCACCTCCGTCTTCACTGCGTGAGTGTACTCAATATCGTAATGTTTGAATACGCAATGAATTGTCCACATGTTGTACCATGATTGGACGGAGGGTGCGATGGCGTTCAGATTGTCATCTCCGAAAACCGCGGGCGCAACATGATCCCAAAAGGCATCCATGTTTGCTAGAGCAGGGGCATTTTCTTCAGCCAGCATCAGCCAGGCCACACCGAAATAAACGATGTTGGCCCAGCTGTTGAGAAAACTGGTCAAAGCGAAG